GCCCGACACTGATCCAATTCCTCTACGATACGCTGCTCTTACATCCATCACAACGCTGGGCAGAATAATCTCTTGTGTTTCGGGATACAGTTTAAGAAATGCGTAACTTTCCTCTTGACTGTTACTTGCTCGTTGACGATATTTAAGAAGTGACTGATTTATCGCCATTTCGTAGTGCTCTTTATCAAGCTCTACGTCTACAATACCGTCGCCCAACCGCATACGAATGTAATCAGTTATTTCTGCACGTTTCTTATTTAAAGACGTTAACCATTCAGCATCTGGATCATATTCTATATGCCCCGAGCCGGTTCCGGTATTGGCATTGTAAAGGCTGTCGGTTTTTAAAACACCATTGCCAAAATAATACGTTGTATCCGCTATTACATTGCCAGTGAAAGAGTTACTCATTCATGTTCCTAAAGTACAATGTATTTATTGCACTTTGAGCAGAACAGTATCCAAATTCAACCGTCCGTTTCCTACGGTTTCTGTAGCTTTAATATCCTCCAGGAACTTACGTAGCTGCACCTTACTTGCTTTTGCAAACTCTTTGAGCTTTTCTTCTGGCTTACGCAAAGTCTTGCCTACGCTTTTTGTTTCATCAAATCCAGTTAGGCTAGTTCCCTTAATACTCAAAGGTCCATGTAAACTGTCGGCTATGTACTTGTACAGTTTGCGAGTTTTGGTATTGTAGCACCATAACTCTTGTGCACCAATAATATCAACAGGATTGATACTCACTAGCTTTAAGGTTTTTTCTTCCTTCATATACTTGAGCTTGGCCACTAGCTTTTCTTTACTTGGACTCTTTTTGACACGAGCTTTCTTGGTAGCTTTTTTAACATTACGATATTGATCTATGGCGGTTTGTATGGCATCTAAAAAAGCAAAATGTCGTTTGTAATCGGCAGCACGATAATGACGATACGCTTCCGCAAATTGTTCGTCCATTTTGTCCATTGCCGCAGTCAGATACATTCGCTGTCGATCAATGTAATCTTCAAATTTACCCAATTGACCTTGCGGAACGTTGTTAGAAACAAAATAGTCGTAAGCTTTTGGATCAGCATTACCGCCCAAAATTATGTCGTCGTACAAACCTTCAAAGTGTGCAAGATGCTCGCTTGTCTTTTCGTTAAGACGATCTTGAATCGTTTTTACTGCCGCAGGAGCAACAGTTTTTTGTTCAACAACAGGCTCGTCTTCAATTTCGCTGTTAAGGACTTCGTAAATGCGGTCTTTAACGTATTTGAGCTCTTTTTCACGAAGCGGCATGCCTTGCGTGTGAGCTTTAATAAGGCTACATACTGTGATCGAAACTGCTCTATCACCACTGCGTATAAACTTGCTGACTTCTGCTTTACTATATTTGTCTTTCATCCATTCGACTACATACTTTTTAAGATCTTTTTGTGTGTAAAAATAGTTGTAGTAGAAAAAACTCTTACGTAGGAAGTGATCAAATTCAGCTTGTGTCATTTTTAAAGCACGTTCCGTGTCCCAAACAGGCTCACCGCCTGTGTACTTTTCATCAGAAAACAAAGGATCTCTTGTTTTTTTGGGTGCTCGTTTGGGTGCTTTTACGCTTTGTGCTGTAGCCATACAGATAGCTCCTTGAGATGTGCAAAATGCTATTATACTACTCTTTGGGTTTTTCGTCAAGCAATGTTGCAAACATGAGCCAAGATTGCAATTCTTGTAACTCGCGTTGTACTTTTAGCAACTGCTCGTCATACTTAGTACTACGCCCAAGTCGACGTCTATCCACATCTGCCCTGCTTAATTCAGTAACACTATGTAATAAATTTTTATACATACGTTCAAGCTGACGCTTGTGCTGCAGATTGTATAATGCCCAGAGCGAACGTTTGATTTGTGTATCAATTGCGTCCCAATCTTGCATTGAATTAAATTCGCTCATAGTGTATTGTACTGTATTACCTAATTTATGTCAATTTGGGTTGCCGCTAAATATAAAATAACAGGATACGATTGTGCCAAGATTATCACTTTGGAAAGATGGAGCCCATACTAACGATTACAAATACATGGATCGCAATATCAGTGAAATGTTCACTGTAGGCGGAACCGGCATTTTAATTCACAAGTACTTAGGCACTAACGAACAAAACTTAACAAAAACAACCAATTCTGCACAAGCCGTTGCTGGCACTACATTGTCTTTTTCGTCAACAACCGATATTGATTTGGGAATGTTTGTAACTGCTAATGCCGTTACAACTGGAACTACAGTTGTAGCCAAAACAGCCAACACAGTAACGTTAAGTGGAAATACCACTAGTGCAATTAGTTCAAACACAACAGTAAAATTTTACACTGATGCAGCGAAACCCAGTTACATAAATCAAAGTGCTTCAAATATTCAAGACTTGCTGTTCATCGAAAACAGAGATAGAAAATACGATTCTGATGTGTACGCCATGAGAGGCATATATCAGGTACAAGATGTTACTTTTGATCTGAGCCAATTTGGTATGTTTTTACAAACCGGAACATTATTCATGGTGTTTCACATCAACGACATGGTTGCTACACTAGGACGTAAATTGATGCCTGGTGATGTAATTGAGCTAATGCATCTCAAAGATTATTATCCATTGGATGACAGTTTACCAGTTGCACTAAAGCGATATTATGTAATCAGTGATTGTAATAATGCTGCAGAAGGATACAGTGCAACCTGGTGGCCGCACCTGTGGCGTGTAAAGATCAATCCGTTAACGGACAGTCAAGAATACAAAGATATATTAAATCAAATCAAAGTTGACACAGATATAAACGGCAATACAGGTAATGTAACATTAGGTTCTGTTTCTAGTATCATTAACAAGTATATCGAAATCAATGACGCTATTCTTAGAGAAGCAGAAACAAATGTACCGTTTTCGGGATATGACATTGATCATATCTATATAAAACCAACTGACCCCACGGGCGGTCCTGGTGACCCTGCTGGTGTTACTGCAGACGACGGAACTGTTACTGGTGATACTGGAATAATAGATGCTGCCGGCGGTACTATGAGTCCAGATGCCACTGTGCAAGGATATTTAACAGGCGACGGAAAAACTCCCAATGGATTACCTGTTTACTCAGGTATTGCATTTCCAAGTAATCCATTGGTAGGTGATTACGCTTTACGCACTGATTACTTGCCAAATCGTTTGTTTAGATGGGATGGGCGACGTTGGGTCAAGATAGAGGACAATGTAAGAACAACACTTACTCCCGGTGCAAATAGTCAAACTCTACGTAGCGGCTTTATAAACAACACTAATACATATATCAATAATACCGGCGAGGTTACAGAAAGACAAAGTCTTAGTCAGGCACTTAAACCAAAGGCAGATAATTAATGGCACAGCAGTTTTTTTATGATGCACAGATTCGACGATTCTTGATTCAATTCATGAGGATTGTTAGCAACTTTGAAGTTGAATTTGGCAAAGACAGAGATGGTACACGAACGTTGCAGCGTGTGCCTGTATACTATGGTGACCCTAGTAGGCAGGCAGCAGCTATACTAAGACAAAATAGTGAAAACATTATGAGTGCTGTTCCGGCAATGAGTGCTTATATAAGTGGATTTACTTACCAGCAGGACAGAATGCAAGAGCCGTTTTTTGTAAGTAAAATGAACATGCGTGAACGGCAATATGATCCAGAAACTGGACTATACGACAGCAATCAAGGCGACAGCTACACCATTGAACGCCTAATGCCTGTGCCATACAATCTAGAAGTCAAGCTGGATATATGGACCAGCAACACAGAACAAAAAATGCAGTTAATAGAACAATTGGCAGTTTTGTTTAACCCTGCTTTTGAAATCCAAAGCACCGACAACTACATAGACTGGTCCAGTCTTAGTTATGTTCAATTGACTGGTGTGGTATGGAGTTCACGTGCTATTCCCACTAGCACAGAAGAACCCATTGACGTAGCAACTTTGACTTTTATGATGCCAATTTGGATTAGTGCGCCAGCAAAAGTCAAACGACTTGGCGTTATTCAAAAATTTATTGGGAGTGTCTACGACGAAACCGGTGCGTTTAGTTCAGATACTGTATTGACAAATTTGAGTACACGTAGATACGTGACTCCACTGGATTACGGCTTGTTTTATAGTGGCAATCAATTGCAGCTCCTAAAGCCAGAAGAACTTGTTGATGCAAATGATAATATCATCGAAGTGGCTCCACCTGCCACATGGCGTTCTGTAATTGAAATTTATGGAACCTTGGTTACAGGTACCACAGAAATAAGACTGGCGTTGCCAATTGGTACTGAATTGATTGGTACCATTGCTTATCATCCAACTGATCCATACATACTGTTATTTGAGCCTATAGAAGACACTTTACCTTCTAATACATTAAATCCAGTTGCGGCTATTATAAATCCCAGAAATGTTGCTGTAGACAGCAATCTACTGTCTCCCACTACAGGTACTCGTTATTTGTTAACAGCAGCTATTGGTAGTAATTTAAATTTAGAAGGAAGCGTGGTCTGGCAAAATTTAGTAGCCAATGCCAACGAT